GTATATCAAACCTATGGTAATACATTGGTCAATGGTAGAATACTTGCCCTATGCTGCTTATACTATTGCTAATAAAGGTGTATTTAAACATTCAAGCGAAGCAAGTACAAACGTAGATAAAAATGAAATAGATTTCTTAATAGAAAAAGAGCGTGATGTAGCACAATCTTACACAAATCGTTTTATAGATTATATGTGTTTTAATCAATCTTCGTTTCCTGAATATAACCAAAATTCAAATGCTGATGTTTACCCTGATTCTTCTGCAAACTTTACCGGATGGATACTATAAAAGAAACATACAAGCCCAAAGAAAAGAACGTACAAAAATTACAATTATTTTTAAATAAAATAGAAAATGAGTTTAAACTTCACACACATAAAGTCAGATACGTTCGAGGCAGTAAACTTCGAGATTAATATAGACGATGTACCTGTAGATTTATCAGATACCATTATACGTATGCAATTGCGAAAAGAATACGGTGGTGTAGTTGGTTTATCTTTAACTTCTGTAGGTAATGCAGGAATAACAATTACAGACGCTGCAAACGGCTTATTTCGTATTAATCAGCAAATTATAGATATACCTGCTTTTAATTACATTTACGATATTGAATTCGATTTTGATGGAGTTGTAAAAACTTATATTTCAGGGAATTTTTTAATTAAAAATGATGTAACCCGCTAATGTGTGAAAATGTAAACATAAATGTTTCTGAAACTAACGAAACAATTAATATAGTATCTTCTGAAATTCAGGAAGTAATTGATATTAATGTATATGAAACTACTGAAGATGTTACTTTAAACATTACTGAAGAAATAATACAAGTAAACATAAATAAAGTAACGGGTGGTGAACAAATACAATCTGATTGGAATCAAACAGATGTAGATGCATTAGATTTTATTAAAAACAAACCTACTTCTACTTCTGATTTTATAAACGACGGAAGCGATGGCGTTAATCCGTTTATAACTGCTGCTGATATTCCACCGGTTACAGGCTTCGTTCCATATACAGGCGCAACGGCTAACGTTGATTTGGGCGAATACGAATTAAAAGCGGGTCAAGTTACACTTGACACATCGCCAACAGGCACGGCAGCGGTTGCAACAACACGATGGAACGACTCAATCGGTAGCACCGAAACGACTTTAAAAGGTGGCAGCGTAGTACTTAAAAATGGGGTTGATTTGGTTGCTCGAGTAGTGAATAAAGTTACACCAAACACAACGCTCACAAAGGCAGCGTATCAAGCCGTTAGAATAAGCGGGGCGCAAGGTCAACGCTTGGCCGTTGCATACGCTCAAGCGAATAACGATAACAATTCAGCCGATACAATAGGAATAGTTTGCGAAACGATAGCGACCAACCAAGAGGGTTTTATTTTAACCGTTGGCCAATTAGAGGAGATTAACACAACAGGCTCGTTGCAGGGCGAAACGTGGGCGGATGGTGATGTACTTTATTTGTCGCCTACAACTGCAGGTAAATTGACTAATATTAAGCCAACGGGCGCAACAGGTCATATTGTTGTAATGGGTTACGTGGAATATGCTCACGCAGTACACGGTAAGATTTACGTTAAGATTATGAACGGGTGGGAGCTTGATGAACTTCATAACGTCTTTATAAATTCGCCTGCAAATAACGAGGGTTTATTTTACGACTCAGCCGATTCACTTTGGAAAAATGAAACGATTGCAAGCGCGCTCGGTTACACACCTGTAACGGATGCACGCACAATTAGCACAACTGCACCATTAAGCGGAGGCGGTGATTTAACTGCAAATCGAACGCTATCAATAAGCCAAGCGAGTACGTCAACCGATGGTTTTTTAAGTTCGACAAATTGGAATACATTTAATAATAAATTTACACTTCCCGCACTAACAAGCGGCAGCGTTTTATTTTCAGATGGCACGACCATAGCGCAAAATAATACAAATTTTTTTTGGAATAATTCAAGTATTGGATTGTGTTTAGGTGGCACTACTTTAGATAATAACTATATTTTACAAGTTAATGGCTCAAAAGGTATTCGTATAAGTGGTGCAGCAACGGGATTTGGATATAATTTATTAAGAGGAACTGAATCGGCAGCATTTGCAAATAACGGAAGTGCAGGTGTATTTGCAAGTACAACAACTTTAACTTTCAATACAGGTGGAACTGAAAGAATGCGTGTTAATTCAAGTGGAAACGTACTAATAAACACCACAACCGACGCAGGATTTAAATTAGACGTTAACGGCACGGCGAGGGTTAGTGGGGATGTTACATTGTCTAATAAATTGAATCTATCAGGGAATAATTTTAGTAGCACATATAAAATATTAGTAAATACTCAACCATCATCAGGTGATTTAGTGTCAGGTGTTAAAAATTGTTTTCACGACCAAGTAAATTTTGCCAATTTTAACCTAAATAGTGGTACTGTTTATAATTCATTTGTATCTAATCCTACAATCAATCAAACAAATGGCGCAAACGGAATAACAAGAGGTTTATATATTAATCCTACTTTAACAAGTGCTGCTGATTGGAGAGCAATAGAAGTAGCAAACGGAATAACTATATTAGGCGCATCAACAACGTCAAAAGCTTCGCTTAGAATACCAAGCGGAACTGCACCAACATCACCAACAAACGGCGATATTTGGTTTGATGGTACTGATTTAAAAATACGAGTAGCAGGAGTAACAAGAACAATAGTTTTATTATAATAATTATGGCACAAATTCAACCGATTAATTTCCCCTTTACAGGCGAAGCTACACAACTAAAAGTTTTAATCCTTAACTTTCCAACCGATGCAAATACTTGCACAACTTACAACGAACTATTAACAGACGAAGGGGTAATGTGTGCGAATTGGAACTACACGTTAACCGATGCTGAATTTGAAGCGTGGGGCGAGGATAACACTTGGGTTGAAACTTGCGTAGCAAAAGACAAAAACATTACTATTTTAACATACTAAAAATGGAGGAATTAAACGTACTTAAACAAGCGATTGAAATCGCAGTAAAAGCGGGAGTTTATCAAATGGCTGACGTGGTTGCTTTGTCGCAAATACTTGACAAATTAGCGGCTAAATTGCAAAGTGATGAAGCAAATTAAAGAGCATTTACTGCCGATTGTTTTAATCGTTTTGGGCATACTTGACCAAACGACACATTTGCTTGTGGAGTTGATTAGTCAGTTAGGTTTACCTGAATACGTAGGAACTATATTTAAAATATTAGTAATTGTACTTGGTGCTGTAAAACTATATTTAGCACAACCAAATAAATTTAAAAATGACTAATTTAGAAAGTGAAAGATTAGATAGAATAGAACAACACTTAAAACTTTTAAAACAAGATAGTGAAATTCGTTCATCTGATATAAAAGAAATAAAACAAGCATTGATAGGTTCAGCGTTAAATGACTATAAGGGTTTAGTTTGGAAAATATCAGATATTGATAAACGAGTAATTGAGTTAGAAGATAACGATAACGAAATGAAAGTTTATGTTAAACAAGCTAAATTTGTTATGGCTGCTTTCACTGCTGCATTAGTTACTTTACTTTTTAAAACATTTTCTAAATGAAATTAAACTCAGAAGGTTACAGATTAATAACAAAATTTGAAGGTTTTAGTGCTAAACCATATTTGTGTTCCGCAAAAGTTCCTACGATTGGGTATGGGAATACTTATTATACAAACGGGAAAAAAGTAACTTTATTAGACAAGCCAATTACAGAAGCAGAAGCATTTGAAATGTTTAAAGAAATAGCTGATAGATTTGCTGATAAAGTAAGTAAGTTAGTTACATACCCTATAAATCAAAATCAATTCAATTCTTTAGTTTCTATTTGTTACAATATTGGAGTATCTGCGTTTCAGTTATCTACTTTATTAAAAATGGTAAATGAAAACGCAAAGAATCCAAAAATAAAAGACCAATTTTTACGTTGGAATAAAGCAGGTGGTAGAGTAGTACGTGGATTAACATC